ATCTTCCTTCATGCCATCAAACTGTTCCAAGACCTTGTCATCGGCGTAGGCTTCTTTGTTCTGCCAGTCCATCTCGCACACGGAATGCACGTAAGTACCGAGCTGGCACGCGTAATCGCCCGCGTATTTCCATTCATCGCGGACCTGCTTCACGGTCTTCCCGGTATACTTGCCGTCCTTGTTATTCTTAATCGCCTTTTCCGCGATGAGATCCCAGTCCTTGTCCGGCTCGAACTTGCTGATGAATGTCGTGACCGAAGTATACTTGGTCCCCACAGAATCCGTATACCTGTGACCAACTTCCTCAAAATGTATATCGTTAAATGCTTCCCATAATTCTCTGAATAACTGCATAATATATTTCCTATATGAGCTGGATTAACTTGTAATACGCACGGGAATTTATGACATAATCGATAACCGCATATTCATTTTTGACATTATCTACAGCAAAACCGATACCGCGGTCTTCCTGGTGATTACCGGAATATGCCACCAGTATTTCCGGGTGCTCGCCGACAATGCCAGAATTGATACATTCAATCACGCCGTTAAATAACAGTTTCGTCCTTCCGGTTTCCTCGTCGAGTTCCGGCTTTATAAGCGGACTAGCGGCATTACCAAGCATGTCGTTAAAGTTCTGGTTCCACACAATCAGATTGCCGGACGCACACCTTGTTTCCGTCCTTATCTTGTTCGCTTCCGTCAAGATACGCATAAGCAAACCCGCAAACCTCTCCCGCGTAATTTCGCCGGGAGCCTGCGCAAGCTGTACCTTTTCGGCAATATTCGAACATGCGTCCACGATAAGCTTCGCAAGTACATTACCGTATTCTTGCGGCGCATATTCAGGGAACTTCGACCAAATCTTCGTCGGGATGGTAACCGTCGGACGTATCGGATTATACGAAACCGCCTCACCGGAAAAATCGGGTTCAAATCGCAAAAACGTAAACCACTTCGAAGACAGATTGTCATCGTCTACGTTATGAAACCTTACCAAATCAGTTATAGTCTTCATATCATATTCCTTATTTTAAATCTTACCTTATCCGGTCCCATTCGTTTGCCAACCGGTTCATCTGCTTCCTGTACGCCCTATCCGCCCAGGTAGGCTCTATCTCTGAAAATTCGGCATACGTACCGCCGATCTTCTTGAACCACGCGGCTGCGGAGAAAATCGCGTTATGCCGTTCGCCTTCGCGCGCATTCTCTATCTTGTCAGCTATATACTTTACGGCGTTGCCCAGATCGTTATTACCGTTCATCCTGCGCTTCATCTCGCTTTCTTTCTTGCGCTTGGCCAGGTATTCATCCTGTTTTTCCACGCACTCGTCATAGGCCAGCTTGTATTCGAACCCGAGCTCCTTGAACGGGTTAAACGGCGTCCCCTTGTTCACCTTGTAATAGTACGGCGCATCCTTGTACTTTAGGGCGGGCATCTTGAAAAATTGTGCCCTTACAAAACTCGCTTTGTCCGCGTGAGGGAAATACTTAATCAGATAATGGTACGGGCTGAACGCCTTGTTACTGCCCTTGAAAAACAGTCTCTGTATATCGTATTCCCTGTCGAGGAACAGGAATACACGGAACTTCTGGTTCATCCCGTCATACGAATGCGACGTATGCAGGATATAGTTATACGGCCTGAAGGCATCCTCGAATTCCTTTATGCTGTAATCCTTGTCGTCGAAATCAAGTATCATCACGTCGGTAAGGCCGATATTCTCTGTCATACGGGTTTCGCCGTAAACCGTACAGAACTTCCATTGAGGAATCATATCCTTCTTCTCGACGATTAACGGATGCTTTATGACGTGCATAAAACGACGGGCCGTCTTCTCATCCCATTTCATCGGCTTCAATACGTTATCGTACTGATTCTCTATATATTGTATCTCACGCATTATCTGTTAAAATATAGCAAAAATATCGCTATACAATTTATCATCAGTATTTATTTAAAAATTTTAAAAAACGGGAAGCGAAACGCCTCCCGTCTTTCTCTCTCCTCGAACTTACTTTTCGTAACGCCCACCCTTACGCTGGCGTTCCACGTTCTCGATATTCTTGTCTCGATAACACTTGTAAATTTCGGCAGGTTGCATATTCAGATTCACGAAAATCTTCACGAACTTGATAAACATCTTGTCGCCGAGTTCTTGAATCTTGAGCGGGTCTTCTTTCCATACATCATAGGTCTTCCAATCCTTATAACTCGCGCAATTCTGGTACATGTCACCGACAGCGACGATAAAATCGCCGATAAGATACTGGAGACTGTTAGAACCGATTGTACCAGTCTTTGTATCTTCGACAGCCAGGTTATAGAATTCCTGGAGGGTCATCTTCGGACGGTACTTAAGATACAGGAGCTGGTTATACACGAAGTGCAACGCGTCGACCGCTTCGGCCTTGCCCTTATCGGTAACTTCGAAATTATCCTTCTCGAGCTGTTCCATCAATTCAAACAACTCGGTAACAGTGCTCATCATAAAATAGCCGGAACGCTTCGCATTCTCGTGGTTATCCGCCGTATTCGTCGGCGCGAGCGTACCGCGCTTCGCGGCAAGGATATTCTGCAGGGCTTCCTGCATATTGTACATCGTATTCAATGCGGACGACTCGATATACTTTTCCGGGAAATCCGGCAACTTGATGTCATTTGCGGTGACAGGCTTGACTTCCGCAAGATTTTCCACCTTCTGCTTGAGCATCTGCTGGGCCTGGGTAAAAGTATCCTTCTCTTCGGCGACAACGCCGTACATATCATTCGTATTAATCATATCAGTTCACCTTTTCCTTTGTCTTCTTTACGGGCTTAACCGCGGTTTTCGCGGAATCCATTGAAACCGCGAACGTACGGACGGTATCGAGGATTTTTGCGCATTCGTTCGCGAGCAAATCCTCATTCAGCTTATATTCCTCTTCGGTAAGACCGATAAGTTTCTTGAGCAAGAACTCGCGGGAAAACAATGGGATAATCCCGGATGTCCCGTCGACTCTCGGAATATACTGGCCGAGTATACTGACGATTTCCGCAATCTCGCGAGCACGTGTCAAATCGACTGTTTCCTTTACAACTTTCTTTTTCTTCATATGAAGTATTCCTTTATTATAAACTTATGTTTACAAATATAGCAAATATTACATTACAGTCGGGGAATATATATTTTATTCCTAATTTTCCCTATAAAATAAGGTAGACGAAAAATCGTCTACCTTACAACACCAACACGTACAAAGAATTACATCGCTGCGAGCTTAGCGAAAAAATCGTCATCCGCGTCGTCGTTGTCCGACGTATTCGCCTGCGGAGCAGCCGGAGCGTCGTCGAACGGCATATCGTTACTGAAATCAGTAGCGCCCATGAAATCGGACTTGGCCGGAGCCTGTTGCTTAACCGGAGCGGATTCAAATATCTCGTCATCGTTCACGGCGACAGTCTGTACCTTGCTGTCCATACCCGTAGTAGCCATGTAATCATCGGAACCGTCGCTGAATTCAGCAAACAGCTTTTTACCGGACTTGGCTTCATAACGTTCGACAATCTTGGAATACGACTGATACTTTTCACGCGGCATTTCGATGTCCTTCAATGTCCAGAGCTGGTCATCGATTGCGTTGATTTCGTCGTCAGTCATATCGTAAAGCTTGCCGTCCTGTGCGAGCTTGTTGATACGGCGCGGAGCACTGAAGTGGGAAGTCTTATAGTTAGGACCGTTACTGCCCTGGACACCCTCGAACACGAAGTTAGCACCGGCCTTTTCTTCGCCGTCAAGAACAGCCTTGTCGTTCGGACCGTAATAGGAGAACGGGTTGATACCGAGAATCTTTTCACCGGATTCGATATCGTCATGATCCTGCATGGCTTCGGAAATGAAGTTCATGATAGCACGGCTATATTCGAAACGATATACCTTACCGACGGTATCGGGTTGGTTATCGTTACGGACGATATAGACGTTAGAATAATACTTCGGCTTCCATTTGCCGAGAACCTTAGCACGGGCCTCGTCAGTCTTGCCGTACTTGTTCCAAATCTTGGAATTGTACTCGCAAATCGGGCACTTGAGATCCTTGTCGCGGAACTTACCGACACAGTCGCAACCGAACCACTGGCCGTTTTCGAGCTGGAACAAATGGATACGGTTTTCAACCCAAGGAATTTCGTCACCGTCACCGACCTTGGCAGGAAGGAAACGCATAACGACAGTAAACTTGCCATTCTTCATCAAGGGCTTGAACAGGCCTTCGACTTCGTATGTCTTCTTCTTGTCGTCGTCACGATGGCGATTAATCGCGGAAGAAACATTGTTCATCGCGCTATACAGATTATTAAGGTTATTTCTACTTCTTTGAATAGGCATATATCAGATATTCCTTTTAAAATTCAATCGTACATTCGATTGTTGGTTAAAATATAGAAAAGTTTACGTAAGTGCTCGACAGCCGTGTATTTTTTCTGAAATTTCCTTATAGAGTTTTATTATCATCCGACAAAACACGATAAACCGGCGATATTCGACATCCTTCACGGAAAATTCGTCCACAGTAAACTTGCCGTGCATCAGGCCCTGTATATAGAATTCCGGATCAAGTTTTCCCTCAACATACATTTTATAAGCCTGATTTTTCCCGTCTGTATCAATATCGTACAAGGAAAACCGTTTATCCGTAAAAAAATCAATACCGTCATTACGCTGTTCGGCAAGCCTGTTTATCTCCTCAATCTGCCTCGTAATAACAGCACGCTTCGTAAATATGCGGTACGGCGCCAGTTTCGATACGGAATTGATATCGTTAGGTTCCGGCAGTTTCCTGTCCGCCAGACATTTCTCCATGACGTACATCGTCCAGTGCTCGATATCGATAAACGAACAGTTAATCTCGTTAACGATCTTGATAAAATAGTTAGACATATACTCTATGCCGCGGCTCGCGTCGACGAACTGGTTTATGACGTAGTTCTCCATGGTATCGTCGAAAAAATCGCGGAAAACCAGCGTATTGAAACGCTTGGAATTCCACATTTTCTTGATATTCTTATAGACCGTATATGCCTGGTACTTATCTATCATATAAGGAAGTCATCCATACCGGAATCTGTCTTGTTCAACGACTGATATTTGGATTTTAGGTTAACCGTCAATGTATAATAATTCATCTCGTCGAGGCACTTGAGCAATACCTGCGGGTCAACCCAGTCGTCCACCAAATACGTGATGGCGTCCGTTATGTTAATCTTATTGTCCTTGTTCAACCTGTACAATACATTGTTGAACTTGTTATATTCGACCGGCTCGTTCTTCATGACCTTTATGAGATAAACCGGCAGTTTCGAAATCGGATCGACGTCGCTGAAGTCGATACCGTAATGTTTCATGTACATGTAGAACGCGTCTTTCGTCTGTTCCTGCACATGGTCGTCGTTAAACAGTAAGTTTTCTTCGTCTATCATCTGACATTCCTTATAATGTAAACCCATTTATGTCGCTGCTGCCGGGAGGAGCCGGCGGAGGCGGCAAATTATTCGAACCGATTTCCACGTCCTCGTCATCATTGAACGACTTCAAGTCAAATATCCTCTGGTGCTCTATATCCACGCCAATCGTAACGACCGGGCATTTCGGCATACCGTAACGGGTCTTAAGCAACTTTACCGTATACATCTGCGCCGCCTTCATCTCGGCGGTCTGCGTAATACCGAAGATAGCATCGCCCTTCATCGTCGACGCATACGAATCCGCGACGTCGTCGAGCCCGATTTCCGCCTTGCCGTAACCTCCGCGGTTAGACTGCATTGCGGAAACGATCGGAATATTCAACAACATGCCTATCGACCTGACCTGTGCCGTAATAGCGCGAAGTCTAGAGTTATCGTTCATATTCGGATCTACCCTGCCGTCGGGTATCATACACCCGAGATAGTCGACCATGATTACGTCGGGTTCGAACGAGTGCTTTTCCTTATATTCCTTCAACAATGCCCTGACCTGTAATGCGTTCACGCAGTATTCAGGATATTCCTTTATCTTCAGCTTATTATGACCAACCTGGTTGATCATCTTCTCGAATAAGCGCATATATGCGTCTTTATTTAACGCCTTCAATTCTGTCTGGGTCTTATCCATCAGGTTCTGCATTATGCGCTGACCGATTTTTACTTCCGGGTCCTCGAACGTTATATACAGGACCCGCTTGCCGGCGAGCAACATGGCGGATGCCATCGAGCACATAATGAGGGTTTTTCCGATATTGGTGTTATGACTACTCAAACCGTTTGTATAGTAACGATGCTGTTTGTTTTTAATACCGATATCGACTACATCCTGAAATTCTTCAATATCGGATTTAACGAATGTATGGTATTTACCGTCGTCACATAGGATTTTATGAATTTTTGTATCGAGATTTTCGGTTAATACCCAGCCTTTATTTGTTTCAAATAGATGTCTATAACTGGCAATAACCGTATTATTATTACACTCTATTTTAAAAACCTTTTGGAGGCCCTTATCTATATAGCATTGAACTCCCGTATATCCATCTGGGCTCGAAACTTCGACATCGTAACCTTGCTCGAGAAGTTCCTTTACTCTTGTTATTTCTACTTCTTCATAGATATAGTCTGAATCGTTCGATAATTGCATTTTTGTCATTTAACTCATCTTCCCATATTACAAATACTTTATAGTCTTTTGCAACAATATTATTTTTAAAGTTGTCAAACTCCCAAATTTCTTTTGCCGTCATATTTTTTTGCGGATGGAAATAGTTTTCATTAAATTTTTGTGGATTACAATGCCAGTAATCTCCATTAAATTCAATTACTAATTTTTTTTCTTATAACGTATTTTTACTTTTGTATCTTTTGCAACACAAGCGGCAAGTATGATATTCATCGACTGCGGATGAAGCCCGCCGTGAATCATTTCGTCCATAGTCTTGCACCCGGTCGGCAGTACGACTTCGTTTTTAATAAAATCGTTATATATTATTTCCGGCTCTTCGAAAAACGAGAAACCTACTTTCGTATCGAACGTGAACGACTCGGCGTATGCGGCCTCCTCGGCGAAGCTGCCTGTATGTTTCTTGTTTACCCGGTATTCCAAAATATTCTCCTGAACTTTGCGTAAAAGCTGCCTGCGTACGAATTCCTGGATTTCGTCGAGCATATACGGCGTATTTACGTCGGCGTCGGCTATGTCCATGCACTTGTTGAATTCCGTAACCGTACGCTCGTCGGTAAGCAGTCGGCGCATCTCTATGACGTTCGGCATGTTCGAGAACTTCGCGTTGTAGTCGACGATTGCGGAAACGATATACTTGTGGTCCACGTTCGTGAACCATCCCGGGTCCAGCTCGGGTACCACCTTGGAAGAAATGTCGGCATTCGCGTAGAGCGCCTTGATTATTACCTGTTCGAACTCTAAATCTGTCATCTTATACTCCAGGCATATCTATTATATGACCCATCCCTACAAATATAGAAAATCATATATATCGAACCGGATTTATAATTTTTTTCCGGATTTTAGTACCCGGCGCGCGACTCGAACGCGTATCTTGTCCTTCGGAGGGACATGTTCTATCCTGTTGAACTAGCCCGGCATAATATAGGGCCGGGATATAGGAATCCCAGCCCTATTATAAGTATTGATTATTCTTCGTCATCGTATTCTGGCTCGGTGCCCGCCTGCACAGGTTCGTCGTTGACGATTTCCTGCTCGCCAGAAATCATCTTCATGACATCCTGGTTGGACGCCACGAGCACGTCGTCCTCGTACGAGAACTTGTCCTCGACGAACTTGCGGAATTTCTCGTCACGGTACAGCGGGATCCAGAATTCTGCGCAGTAGAGCTGGTCTTCCTTCCACTGCTTGACGACCTCGCCTGTCTCCTTGTCGACGTCGTAGTCGGCACGGGCGTAATATCCGGGCTTCGGCTTGAATACGCAGCCGGAATCC